TGACGAGATACTGAGTATCCTGTTGTATCGCCTTCCATACGCCATCTGTCTGCCGTGTACTGGTCTCCACCAGTGAAACTTGTTCCACGCTGCCAAATTGACGAATCTGAATTTAGAATTTTGTTTTTACCAGCAGCGTATTGACCGCCACCAAAATTGGCTTGATCAAATGAAACTGTTACAGCACCGGATGTGCCACCGCCCGTGATACCGGTACCAGCTGTGACCTCTGTGATGTCACCGACATCGTTAGTTATCCAAGCAAAATCCATATCGGCATTTGTTGCCTTTGCCAAAATCTGTCCTGTTGTGCCGCCTTTAAGATCGACCATCGATGTATCGATGCCATCGCCCAAAGCCTCAATTGCTGTTGCGCCATCCTTGACCAAATCGGTGCTTGTTGGCACCGGCCAGCCAAAATTGGGAGTTGTAGTTGCCATTTATGCCACCGATCCGATCGCGTTTTCCCATGTAAGTGTTGGGTTGATTGTATTCCAAGACTCTAAAGCAGACACCTGATTCCATCGGAGTGTCACTTGAGAGAATTCAATTGGTGATGCGTTGATGCTGATTGACAAAGCGTTATATGTCGAGCGGAATGTCCAGCCTTCGACATAGCCTTGAAAAACGCTGTTCACAATGTTTGCCGGCAAATCCGTGATTTCCAGCGGTAATCCCATGAATATGTTGAGCAAATCATCTCGGTCTGAATCATCGATTTCGGGTGATCCCAATGGGAATTCGATCGAGTCAAAAAAAGCGCGTGGATAGGCTTTGAGCTGCAAACGCCTTTCAGCAACGGCCAAAGCCTCAGCTGCATTTTCTAAATTGGTGTCAAAGATTTCTGCAAACTTGCCGTATTGGGAGATGGATGCCAGATCGCTCACATCGATCTTTGAGTTTTTGTAATTCAAAGTAATGAAATTTCTGACATCGCCGGAGCGCGTGATCGACTTCAATCCAACCCCAATTGATGTGTTAGCTGAAAGTGTGGTGTACCCGTTAGCTTGCAAATATGTCTGTCTGTGCAATGCATCGGCATACCCGATACGGCCTGATGAATCCTCGTACATATAACCGAGTCCAGATTCGGCAATTTGTGAGGCTATTGTGTAGCTTGAAACAGGATCGGCAGCGCGTGCGACCATTTCATATTGTCCGGGCTGATCGATTTCTCCAAGGCCTACATTTTCAGCATCAGCCCATGTCGTAGTCGGATCGTAATCCTGCCATTGTAAAGCTGGTGCAACTTCGTTCCAATTGTTGAGCAGCAAATCTGACAAAATGGCATATATCTGATCGCCATCAAAATCTTTTGCCAAAGCCAATTCCCAATTTGCTCGAGCCAATCGCGCCAAAGCTCCCAAAGCTGTAATTCGTGCAGCTGTAACATAGCCGACCGATCCAGCCGATTGCACCGAAATCTCAAGGTCTGAAATAAAGCCGCCAAACAAATCCACAAATGTTCCGGTTGAATCCTTGATTGAAATCAAAATGTCTGTGCCGACTGTGAAAGCATAATCCGTGTTGTCAAAATTGATTAGCTCGACTGAGCAATATCCGGCCACAGGTTGTTCATAGATGGATGTGCGCCCGGATGTAATTCCCAGATTTGCAATGGTTGATGAGCTGTAATCAACGCCATTTATCAAAATCTGATATTCGGGAGACCAAAGGCTCATGCGAAAGCTCCTGAACCTAGCGTGCCACGATAAGTCGAATTGTTAAGGATTGTAACAATTTGGCGTGCTACACCTTCGGGATCAAGCGCGCCATTGACTGTGATGCTGATGCCACCGCCACCACCGCCCATTTTATGATTTGGGATAATGTTGCCGCTTCCCGATGGTGTAAATAATTCCGGGCCGCGCTCGCCAACAAGGTATGTGGTGCCAGCCGATACCGGGCCACCGGCAGCTTTACCGCCACCGAAAACCTTGCCGATAATGTCTCCAAGGCCTTGCACCAAAGGATTGTTTTTGACCAAATTGATGAACTCTTTGATTTTGTCAATCACATTGTCAAAGAAATTGATCAATCGTGAAACGCCTGTAATAACTCCGGCAATGGCTGATCCAACAACCTCAAATGCCACGCGCAAAACTGTGCCAATTGCTGGCCCCAAATTATCGCGCACAAAGCTTGCTACCGATTTGAATAAGCTGAACAATGGCTGCAAATCGGCTTCATTGTTTGAAATTGCTGTGCTGATGGTATTAAAGGCATTGCGTAAGCCTGTCAATGCTGGGCCAAAAACATTGGCAAAAAATGGGATTACAAAGTCAAACAAATAACTATACAAAGCTTTAAATGCTGGGATGACAAAGTCAGTCAAAATTGATTTAACATTGTTTAATGGAGCCGCCAAATCCTTGCCAATTGAATCGGCCATTTTTGCAAGCTGTGGGATGACCTTGTCCACAAAAATTGTGACCAATGGTGTGATGGCATCAAGAATGAATGATCCGACTGTTTCTTTGCCTTCATCAAATGCAATCTTAAGCCGATCCATTTTGCCTTGAAATGTCTCAGCTTTGACCGATGCTTGATTTTCAAAAGTATCCGCCAACTTCTTTGTGATTTCATCCATCGAAAGTGTTTTGAGCGTTGCCGCGCTTAAGCCAACACCTAATTTGCCCAAAGCGGCTGTGTTGCCTTCCTGAGCCTTTGCCAAGGCATTTGAGACGGCTTCGAGCGATTTACCGCTACCGGCAGCGATGTCAATGGCCAAGCCTTGCAATCTTTGTGCCTTTTCGACATCGCCTGTTGCTCGCGCTAAACGCTCCAGCGATGGCCTTAGATCATCATCGGTTACGCCAAAAGCCAATGATGTTTTGGTTATGTAATCCTCTGTGCTCTTAATTTGGGCATTGGTGGCACCTGTGACATTGCGTAAAGTCAATGCCAGTCTTTCCTGTGCGGCTGCATCTGCAATGGCTGCTTTGACCCCATCAACGGCCAATTTGCCGGCATAAACAGCGGCAGCGGCTCCAGCTGCGGCAAATGCCAATCCGGCCTTTTTGCCGAAATCACCGAGCTTTGACCCGAAAGATTGAACCTCTTTACTGCCGGTGTCGAGGCTTTTTTTCAGCTGGTCAATATCGCCAAGGATCGAAAGTTTAAGCGTTCTTGATTGTCCGGCCATCACCACTCCTTCAAAATCTTAGAAAACGCTGTTTCCCATTGAGCAATGATATGAGGCTGCTCAGCTCTTAATGTTGGGTAGATGAAATAGCCGCGTGATCCTCGACCTTGACGGCCAGACCAAACCGGGAATTGCTTAAACTTGTTTGAGCCAAATTCGTATCCGCCCCAAAGCTGTTGGGTTGTACCGCCGCCGCTAAATTTTTGAGACACAAAGCCAAATGAAATTTCACCGATCTTTGATGACTTGCTAACACGCGATCCATCGGCAATCCGACTAGCTGCATTGTTTGGCCGATTGCCAGCCTCGCTTTTAATCTTTGATTGCAGATAAGTGGCCAACCCATTGGAAACACCTTTGGCCTGTGCAACGGCAGCTTCATCCATAGCTTTGAAAGCTTTGATGATGCCGCGCAAATCACTTTTGTCGTAAGTGATCGCATCAGTTGCCATTGCGCTTCTCCAATATCTCAAATGCGGTTAAAACATCCTCAGCGGTTTGAAACTCCGATCGTGGCAATCCGGTCGATATTGCTAACTCCCAAAGGAGCCGATTTATGCTTCCGGATTGGTAGCTTTTGGGGTATCAGTCTCTCCCATATTTATGTCGGTGACTGTTTCACACCACACATCAAATGCTTTGACTGGTTTGCCGCCAGCTTCGCGCTTCATTGCGTGATACGCCAAAAACATCAGATCGGCAATGCCCAGCTTGTCTTGTACTTGCTGGATGGTGTTGCCTGTCTTTTGTTCCCACTTCATCCACTCCGGTGGGAGCGCGGTATATGTCGCGCTCTCCCCGGCCGTGTATTCAATTGTGATTGCTAGTTTCATTTATTTGCTCCCGATTCTGTTTTTAACTAAATGACTCTGTTGGTGTTCCAACGACTGTCAATGTCCATGTGTCGGTGAGTGCTCCTGGAGCAGCTCCACCAGCTGTTGGGAAAATTGGCAATACATTGAAAGTGAAAACCGCGCCTGTTACAGCTGTGAAAGAAACCGCAACTGTTGTGTTTGGTGCTGATTCAGCGTTTGACCACATTGACTCAAACAATGATCCAATGCCGCCTGATGCGCCCCAATCTTGCAAAAGCTCGATTGTGAAAGTCCATTGTGTATCTATCGATTTGTAAGCGCGGCCATCGAGTGTTTGGTACGTCTCAATGATCGTGTCACATGAAAGTGTGGCTGAGGTTGTCTGTGCATCGTACAGCTTTGTGTCGAGCGTAAATGACACATCGCGGCCGGTGATGATTGTTGTTGGCATTTTTTCTCCTTAGTTGGTGTAGTAGGTGCTCACTTGTAAATCGGCCGTGAGGTATTTACCTGCACCGACTTCCAATGGTTGCGGTTGATTTACATTGCCGACTTCATAGCCGACCGGCATTGTGCTGATGATGCTAATCATCAATTTTTCAAGATTGTCCAAGGCTGCCGCATTGTTTGAATATCCGACAACGCCTGTGACTGTGAGATTGACTTTGACTCTCGTTGTGCCTTTGCCAATCAAAACGCTTTCCAAATATGGAGCATCTGGCACCAAGCAAATTGATGGGCTTGTCATTGTCTCTGGAATTCCGTTATACACATTGGCAGCAATGGATGAAAGTGCTGTCTTTAATGGTGTGCGGATTTGGGATTCGATTGTCATTGTGCCATCGTTTCAACATCAAGAAACGGCCCAAGGAGGCCAATGACTCTGTTCGTCAAGCTGCGCCCGAGAATAAATGGTGCCGGCTGGAAATTATCTGACATGATCTGATTGCCGGGAGCTGTGATGCTCTGAAATATCTCAACCGACACAACCAAAATTGCGTTTTCAACAGGTGGTGTTGATGCGTACAACTGAGCTGCCGACGATCCGCTCAAT